GTAATCGCGAGCGTAGTAGAACTAGGTTTGCTAGTAATCGACGCCGTGGCGCCGCTAGTGCCACCCGTGATGGTTTCTGCTACGGAAAAAGAACCCGAACCTCCAACAGTCATTGTCAAAGTGCCGCCGGGGTACTCTGTTATACCTGTTGCTAGGGGTATCGTAGTTTGTTCTATCGTCCACTGATTGAGCCCACGGTTTGCCCAATCTGCAAACAACAAATTCAACGACCTGCGGGCGGTTTTTAAATCGTAGCCCGTGCGAACCTCTAGCCCACAGCGTTCAAATGCCTCTTCGACATATTCGGCAACGTCTAATTCAAAGTCTTTGCTGCTGCTAGTTGTCATTGTATAAGTTGTCAAAAATTTGGTTTACATCAAGCGTGTAATCTAAATCGGATTTTGAGTAATGTATATGCGCAGATGGCTTAAAGTCTGGTCCACCCTCTCCTGTTTCAAACCATGCCGGATGCGTAACACGAACCCTGTTATTAGGCAGAGCCACTATATTACCGGTCCAACTTCCTGCATCAAGCAACTGCAAAACATGACTTTGCTTGTGCTGGGCAGGATCATCTGCAATCTCGCTCTCTGTGTAGTCCACCGTAAACAAATACTTTGCCGGATACATTTCACCGTCAATCTTTGCTAACCAAGGGCAAGGTGTAGCTCGATCCAAAACGTAGACCGCGTGGTGGTGCGAACTACAATCCCAAGGCTGTGCAGCCCACACAGGCATAGCTTCCGGCCACTCTTCTAATGGGATATCACCTACTAAAGCGGTAATCGGCATACGAGCCCACATTGCACCACCATGCACCGTGTCCTCTTCTTCGCCTTCCGCTTCAATGCCGGTAAAAATTACTTGAAAACTCAAGCACCTACACGGCATCGTGGTAACACCAATCACCATTGCATGAAGAAATTGCCCGTGGTATTTCTCATGGTTGTGCGTGTATTCACGCCGCACCCAGCACTTAAAGTGCGGGATGTTAGATTGTAGATAGGCCATTCTTAGATTTTGCCACCTACCTTGTCACCTTTTTTCTTGACCTTGCCGCCCATTCGGTAGCCTTTAGTAGCCATCTTGCCGCCATTCTTCATGCCTTTTGGCTTAACGCCGCCACCGTTCTTCATGCCGCCGGGCATCATTTCTTTTTTACCGCCCATAGCGCCGCCTTTTGACTTCATTTTGACGCCTTGTGCGCTACCCTTACTTTTCATGTTTTTCTTTTTAGGCGATGCTTTTTTCTTAAATCCGCCCATTCCAAGATTTACTCTAGACATATCAACCTCACAGATACTTCGTTTTTTTCCTGCGATCGCTCATAATAGCGCCGCAACCTCTGGCGATCTGTTGACGAACCTCGCCCCCATTCCGCATCTTTACAGTAGCTTTCTTCGTGTTTGCCACTACTGTTTTGCCCTTTTTGCCTTCTTTCTTCTTTTTGCGTGCGGTTGCGGCACGCTCTGCTTTCGTCAAACTTCTTGCTTTCGACTCTGGTAAACAACGATCAGGATTACGCTTGTCAGGAGATGTACCACATTTGCCAACAATGTCCCCTGCGGCGTTGATACGAACCCAGTTTTGATCGCGCCATTTCTTTAACTCGCCCATCTATCTAGCTCCACGCCTCAAGACCCATGCTTTTGTTAATGATGGTGTTACCACCTGCAGCGACGTATCCGCCTGCTAGAGACTCGCAAAGCCCTTTGTCTGTTGCCTCGTATGAAATAGTTTTGGACAACTCGTCGAAAGTGTTTTGCCAGTTCGCCATCGTTTGATCAATTACACTGTCGGTAAGAGTGCTATCTTCCTTTAAGTCAGCTTTTACCTGAGTCATAAACCAAGATTTGAGTTCAGCAAGATTGTCGTCATCGTTTGCAAACAATGTCCCGTATTTAGTCCCTGTCTGCACGCGGTAAATGTCCACTACTTCTTCTTTTTGCTGCCTTTGGCGTAATTAGGGTCTTTACAGTACTTAGAAGCCGCCATGTTTGCGTAAGCTGACGGATAAGTGTCGAAAGTGCGTTTGGCCCATGCTTTGCCTGCAGGGCATATTTTGCTGCCCTTACTTTTTTTGGAGGCGCCGCCGCCCTTGGCGTAATAGGTCAAACCTCTGGGCATGTCTCCGCGTGTCATTACCATGCGTCACAACTCCAATACCTAGCGGTAAATTTGTCTTTTGCCTTTGCCGTATCACAACCGTGACGGGCTCTAAAGTTCTTACGACGACCCGGTTGGCTTTTCTTGATAGTCATGTCTGGATCTCCAAACCGTACTATCTTTACTTCGGTGCCTTTTTTTGCAAGAACTGCGGACTTCTTGTTTTTGCCCGGCGTTCTCTTCGGCTGGTTATACCCAGAAAAAGTTTCACCTCGGTACTGTAAGCGTCCCGAGGGTGTTCTTTTAACGTCTTTGGTTGTCGCCATCGTTATGCATGAAAGGTAGTAAGAGTCAAAAACGTGCTTACCGTATATTGCACGAAAATACCGGCAGTGAACAAAACACCTTCCTCTGGCACGATCACGTCTCTTGTCGCAGTAGCAGACCCCACGGAGCTTATCTTCATCAAACTAGTGCCCGAAGGACTAGTGGTCAAAAAATCCACGTTGCCCGCGTTTGCCGTGCTGGTCAAAAAGGCGCCTTTTAATCGAGCCCTGCCTGCAAAAATGACGTCGGAAGCGTCGGCGCTAATGCCTGCTTTCACGTTGCCCGCTGGATCGCCTACTGCCGTAATACTCGCTATCGTCAAAAAGAAGTTACTACTAGTTGCAACACCTGCGTTCGCACCAGTGACCGTTTCAGTTTGAGAATCGCCGTTTACGTCTGTACCGACTACGGTAAAAGATATTTCGTCGTCATCGCCCGCTGAAGTGATAGTCACTTTTCTAGCATGACTAAGTGTCACAGATCCACCGGAGGCTAATGCGCCACCTATCGTCAAGGCGGCGTTGTTGCCTACTGCCGCATTTGCGGATATTCCATCATCATCCGCTGCAACAGTGTCAGCCGTAATAGTAACTGAAATTACATCTGAGCCTGACATAGACTTCTCCTATTAAGCGATCTGCACATACTCAATGATGAAAGTAAAAGAGCCTGCAGTCGTCGCATCAACGGTATTAGTGATGTTGCAGAAGATCGTTCTTGCAGCAGAAGTGTACTGAACAGAAGCAGGAGCCGTAGTGCCGCTTTGCGTCTGAGTCACAAGCGTTGTTGTAGTTACGTTGTGCTCCACAACAGTCGTACCGCCGTCCAAAATCTCATCTGTCACTGCCGCGACAATCTGTGCGCCAGAAGACGAAGTACCAACCTCATAACCAATGTCCCCCGTACCAATAACTGGTGAGGTGTCACAGAAGATCTTGATATCAGTGATAATTGTGTTTGCAGGCTGCGTAAACTCGCCAATGGAAGGACTATCGCCAGCAGTGGTGTTTACCGTTACACCTGTGGCAAAACCTACGTGCTTGACGTACTTGTTAGTAACAATGCCCGTAGAGGCAATGTTTGCAACATCTGTAAAAGCGCCAGTGGTGGCATTTTTTGAAACTACAGTAAAACCGTTCTCAGAACGGACGGGACCGTTGAAAGTAGTATTAGCCATGATTTTCTCCTGTCTTGGCCGGTGTCAGCCACGGAATGCGGCTGTCAGGATCAGTCAACAATAACTAAACAACAGGCAAAAAGAAAGGGCGACATAGTCGCCCTTCCAAAGCAGCAAAAGCTTGCTTTACGCGCCCGGTGTACCAAACACGGCACGCCAATCGCTGACGCCGAAAGAGTATCTTTCGCGAGCTTTGAAGCGCATGTTGCCGGTGTCAAAGTCCCCTTCCATCGCTGTTTTGATGGGGGTTCTGTTGAACAGTTTGAAGCCGTTAGGAGCGTCTGTTTTGATGAAGAAAGCGTCACTGTCCGTAAGGAAGTGGTTCACTACTGCACCGTCAGGAAGCATACCCATTGACTTGTTGGCGTTAATATCATTATCCGCCGTTCCGGAACGCAGGTTTGAGTTCAGCACTCGTTCTGCGATGAATTGCAGTTCTTTTGGAATGATCAATTTCATTCCACGAACAGCAATCTTCAGACCTCTTTCGTCGGTCAAACCAGCAATCTCAATCAGCATTTGCTCTAGCGACGTCTCATTGAGGTCGGCAGCAGTTGCCAAAAGGTTTGTTTGATTACCAGAGATAGAGGGGTGAGCCGCTGAACAAAGAGCCGCACCATCACCAATCGGTGATCCAGTGCTGAATGCATTGTTCAGAACGGTAGCTGCACGGATTTGCTTGGTTTGAGACATTGAACGAGCTAGTGCGCGTGTATAACGTGCTGCCAGACGGTCGTACAAATTGTCTTCTATGGCTTCCTCGGTGATCGAAAAAGCCAACGCTATTGTTTCCATCGTATATCGTGCAGTGTAAGTCTCCTGCGCGTCATCAAATGAAATTGCGGTGCCTTCTGATTTCACAGGGGCAGTACCAAACCCTGAAAGCATGACTTCTTCTTCAAACGCTCGGTCAGAAGTTTCTTCGTCAAAAATTTCAGCGTGCTCTTGATCGTAACGATCATACTCCAAGCCGAACAAAGCATTTAGGCCGGGTTCAAGCTCTTTCGCTAATTGTGCGCGAGTAATAGGCATTGAATTTCTCCTACCTTAGATGCCAGTTGTAGTGGCAGTGGTTTGTGAATCGAATCGAGCATTCGGTGAGTTGTAGTGCGCATTAATGCGAACAATCAGCGGTATACCGGCTGCAGTAAAATCACTGTTAGCGTCGTCATCGACGATGCCCATGATTTTCAGCGGCAACGTAGCTGTAGTTGCAATAGTTGACACACCCAACGCCGAAGTAGATCGACCGGTGTCTGTAGAACCCGAACGAGCAGAAGTTCCAAGGCTTGCGTTTGCGAAAACGCCAGCCAAAGCAGTTGCGCGATTAGTTAAAGTCGCGTCACTTGCTACTTGGAAAGTTTGCATCGGATTGTCAGCAACGAGGGCTTTGACAGGGAAGTTCGTGTCAACGCTTACGCTGTTGGCTCCGGGCCAATAGTTTAAGAACGTGGTCTTTTTAGTTGTGCTATCGACGTACTCAATACCTACCAGAACCCCAAGGGCTTGTGTAGTACCGCCATCAGTAGCGCCAGCTTGGTCAATCACGCCTGCGGCGAGAGGGACAACAATGCTGTACTGGAAGATAGCGTTTGTATTGTCAGATGCGATCTCATACTTAGTCACACCTGTGGAGTTCGTCGCACTACCTACCAACCCGATTGGGCGTAGACCGTACGCGGTTTCCTGATTTGCCATAAAAGTCTCCTAATACCTAATTATTACGAGGACCACCAAAAGTAACACGAGATTGGCGTTCAGGTTTGCCAATCCGCATCGTTGAGTGTGCATTCTCGCGTAGGACATCAGTTTCAACAGCTTCAACTTGATCCGCATGCTTTTGTGTAAAGTAAGCGTTTCTTTCTGCTACTGTTTCCAATGGAATCCTAGCCAGAAGCAATCCGCCAACTCCAAATACTCCTTCATATCTACCCGAATCTATAGTAGGGGCCTCAAAATCTGGATATTCGTCCCGTCGAACAAGTTCATAACCCTCGCGTAGCCGAGCACTAATATTGCTAGTGTCGTCATACCCACGGGTTTCTGCCCTAATCCAACGATGCTTATATCCATCCGGCGCGGGTGGAGCATCTAAATTTGACTTGGGGGACCACGGCGTGCGTTTAGCCGTCGCAGCCCTCGATGATTTAGCGCGAGAAGTCTTCTTGATAGCCTCAATCTCTCTGTCTGTTGAATCTGTCATGTCTACTCCTTCACGTACTTCGCGTATTCTTCAAGCGGCACTCCCAATCGTTTGGCAATAGTTACTTGGCTAGGGGAGAGTCTAACCTTTTTGCCGCGCCCGCCTTTCGACGGACGAGATACCCCGGCTACAGTTTGTGTAGTCCGACGTGTATTCGTAATCTCTTCCTCTTGGTCCGCAAACTTATGAGGAAAAGACTCTCTAATTCTTGAGTCCAAAGCACTATAGTATTCGTCACTAGTGCCGTCCATACCTTTTTCTTGGATCAATTCTTTGTGGATGCCAAAGGCCGCGAAGGTCATAGCGGAGTCTTCACCAAACCAAGGGTTTGATTCAGCCCAATCTTCAGCGCGTGGGTCTGGTTTTTGTGTGACCGGGGCAGGCTGGTAAACAGGCTGTTCGATCTCGGCTTGAACTTGAGCCGCTTGCGCTTCTCTCTGTGCTCTCGCCTGTGCGTGACGATCTGCTGCTACAGCTAATTGCTGCATTTTCTCTTGGGCAGCTAACTGGCGATCGGTGTCACCCGTCTCGATCGCCGTTTTATATTCGTCTTTAGCGCGCTGCTGTTCAGAAGAAACGCGGTTGCCATACTCGTCGATGTAACTTTTATCTAAGTTATGGAGACGTTGTTTGACACTGCTGTTTTCTTGTTGAACGGCTTGAGCGAATTTAACCGCTTCTTCGCGCTCTCGTTCTGCTTCACGCGCTCGTTTTGTAAGCTGATTGATTCGTTTTTGAACAGACTTACCGTACTGTTCGTGCTCGTCTTCCGTCGTTTCTTCGCTTACGACGGTTTCAGCGGTGCTTTCTGCTGCCGTTTCCGGCTCATCTAGAATAATTTCTTGCGCGTCTTCTGTGAATTCTAGGTCGATTTGACCATCATCCGCTTCATGGGCGGGTCTTGATTCTGCCATGTGTTATCCCCTAACCGTGATAAATATCTTTCGGATCTAGAATCGTTCCCAATATTTCGTCGTCATTGAGCATGCGAACTTCGCTACCAAAGGCAGCTTTTTTGTCGCCGTTCAGACGAAAACGAGAACCAGCGTAGCGGGCAAAAATTACCCAATCGCCTTCTTTGCACCACTCGCCTGTCGGATAGCGTTCTTTATCCTTGTAAGCAAGCGGTCCAGCTTTAAGCACGTAACCGACCTGAGTCTGTATTACGTCCTCTTCTAGAGTTTTAGGAGCAAGTAAAATACCGCCGTCGCTTTTTTCAGGTGGGCGGAAAGGCATAATCAAAATGCGCCAGCCGGTTGGCTGTGGCAAGCGTTCGATAAGCTCTTTGTCTACTAAGGACGGGTCTAAGACCCGGTTTTCATCTGCGACGTAGCAACCGGACACATCCAGTGCTTCATTCGTATCAGGCATCTCTTTGTTCCTGTTTTTCAAGCATTTCAGAGAGCTCAACCAAAACGTAATCGCACGCTCTGATTTCACCCATGCATTCTCTGTAATGTTCCATATCTTTGATCCCGCCTTCAGACATGAGTTCCTGAATTTGGGCTTTGCGACCTTTTAATGTTTTTTGTACAAACTGTACGACATCTAGATCGTTCAATGAGTTTCCTCGTCGTTTATTATCCGAGCAACTCCGATACTATCGCGTTTTATGCGATTGTAAAGTCCCCGCCACGCAAAGCAGCACCCATTCCACGCTTTTTACCGCGTGTAATTTTTGCTGTCATTGTGTTTGGCGTAGCTTCTTCCTTTGCAACTGCGTACGGAATACTGCCTTGGTTCTGTATCTCCGCTTTCGCAACGGGCGTAGGCGGTTCTTTTGGCGTTACGCCATTTACTTTGACTGTTCTCATGCGTCACCTCTTTGTTTCAAAAGCTCCCGCTCAATACCCGCTTGAATGCGTGCTTGAGTCTGAGATTCTTGACTTGCCAGCCTTTGCTGGAAGTTTGCTTCACGTTGAGCAAGTTTCTCACGCTCCAACTGCAGTTTGGCCTGCTCTTCTGCCACATCGTTCTGCTCTTGCTGCGCCTTAAGTTGCAGTTCTTGCTCTTTCAACGCAATCAACGGATCGGGTCCTTGTTGCTCTTGTGGCTGACCTGCCTGCTGTATCTGCTGACCCAGTGCGACAACTTGTTGCATGCCTTGTGCTACAAACTGCGCGACCATCGCTTGGAACGGTGCGTTGTTCGTAGGATCTGCAATGGCCACATTCGGGTTCTGTTGAGCAAACGCAGCCTCTGCCTGCTCTTCTGCCATCAACTGAATATGGTTCAAGATGTGCTTCTGTATTGTAAGCACCACCTGCGGCAACGTAGCGGCCACACCGCCCGTTACAAACAACAAGTGGGACTGTATGTGCGCCATGTGATCTTGACCCTTAAAAGCCTCTAAAGGCACGTTCTCAAGGGCGTCCATGTTTTCCTGCGCAGGATCTTTCGGGCGCACTTCGTCGGGCACTTCAGCATTTAAGATCTGATCTACATTTCTGACACCCATAGCGTCGTAAACTCGACGATATACCTGCGGCATGTTGTGTATCTGCGGCGCCTGCATAGCAAGTTGTAGTTCAGTCTGAGCCAAAGCGATCCTCTGGCTTTGCGAGAAGATATTTGGGTCAGAAACCGGTAATACGTCTACACGTTCATCAAAATCCTTGGATTTCACCGCCTGATCGGCCCCCGCAACGGCGTACGGGTACACATCTGGCAAGCTTTCGTTCATAACACGCGCCAAAATCCGAAATTCTACTTTCATGGCGTAATGTAGGCGCTTATGTATGGCGCTCATAACACGACCGCCTTGCTCAATCATAGCAATCGTCGTGCCAACCGCTGCCGATTGATTGCCATCACCTACCTTCATATCGGTAATAGTTGCAAATCGTTGAGCCGCGCTGACTACAAAGCCTAAAAGTTGAAATAACGTGCCATCCGGTCCTTTGAAGGGCAAAGGCATCAAACTATCGCGTATAACGCCACCCGGAGCGTCTACATCTCTGAATTCACCGGGTTGTAGAGGGTCATCGTCGTCTCTGATCCTCAAACCACGTGCTTTGAAGCCTGCAGGCAGGTTAGAAAGCGTGCCTGCGTCGATTAATTGACGTAAAGCTGCCGTTGCAGTCCTAGAAAGACCGCCAATCGTGTGAATCAAGCCCATTCCATAGAAACCGAAGCCCGGTAGGAACTTGTAATGAACAAAATACTGGATTTTAGCCGTCAAAGGGTCGTCTTCACGGTAATTTCTGCGCACTGACAACACTTTGCCGTTGTCTTCGCTAATCGTGACGATGTAAGGCACCTTGATACCTGTCATTTCACCGTCTTCGTCCGTGTCTTCGTACCCTTCAAGGTCTAAATCGACGTGGCACTCCAACAAAGTGCAGTCATAGTCGACGCTAGAAGCCCGAGTACCGTCAATGTAGTCAATTTCGTCGCTTACACTAGTCGAATCAGGCTGCGAAGGCAGCACTTTGATGTCTCGATAGAAGCCACTTACCTGTTGTTTGCGCAAATCGTTCAATGACATACGCACGATGTGCGTTATGTTCGGGCAAGTCTCCAGATCGTTGCTCTCATACGGCACGACAAGATGCTCTGCCGGTATAAATTTACAAACAGGCCGCCCCAAAGCGTCGTCAAAGTACACTTTTTTAAATGTTGAGCCTGCCAAGGGCAAATAAAACAGCATTTGGTCAAACTCAGGCGTGTATTCCTCCATCACATTGGTGATGTAGTAGTTCATAAAGTCTTGAACACGCTTGGCTTGGTCCATTTTGTCCGTGCTCTGTGAGCCGAGGACCGTGGTTCGTACTGGGCCGCTCGCTGGCAATAGCTCGTTGAACGCCTGCGCTTGAAACTGAACCGCTGCTTCTGCCAAAAGTGGGTGTGTTACGCCAGTAGCGCCCCGAAAGGGCTCTGTACGCTCTTCGTAGTTGAAACCCAAAAGCTCAAGGCCCTTGGAGTACGCGTCCTCCCACTCCTGCCGCGACGCACGGTTGGCGCTGTATTGGTCCATCAGTTCGTTTGAAACTTGGGAAAGCACCGAATCCGGTAGAAACTCTGCCAAATTGTCGTAAAAGTCGTCTTCTCGATCGCGATTACGGAACGGGTCAAAGTCCAAAGTAGCGCCGCCATCGTCTTCTTGAACGATTTCGACGCCTTCTATCTCTACACGTGTCGCTATGTCGCCGGGCAAAGCCTCGACTTCCACCGCCTGCACGTCGTCTAGGTCAAGATCCATGCCTTGACGATCCATCAAAGAAACAGGAGGTGTGTCACCATTTGCCATATCTAAGCTCCAAAGCTACCAATGCCTCGATTCAAGCCTACATCACCCCCGTAGCGCATACCACCCGGATTCGCTATGTCAACAATTTCGGGATCTTTACGAGGCGGCTTGCCCGGACCACCGCCACCGGTTCGTACACAAACGGGTTTACCATTTACAAACTGCAATGTGTAACCGTTACCGCATCGATAGATTTGCGTGGGTTCAAGTCCATACGCGCCGGGAGCGGTGCTTTGGGTGCCCGTATTAATGATGCCCGATTCAGGGCCCGGTGCCGCTGACCCTGCGGTAAACGCATCGGTATCCATGTCAGAATAATCAGTCGTGTCGAACAACGACGGTACCGCCTGTTGAGCTACGGGTTTGTACACAGGCATCGTGTAGCCTGTTGCACGCTCTTCTTCTGTACCCTCAAACGGCATGTACGTGCGCTGAATGTCCATACCTTGGGTTGTCGGGAATCCGGTGGTGTATGGCGATATGGTGTCCGCCACATCGAGATCCACTTGATTGAGTAATGTTTGAATACCGGCAAGACCTAGACCGGTCGGTCGACCATATGCACCTCGGTCGATTGCCGTGTCTGTTTCTGTCGGTGTAGTAAACAACGGGGCTTCAGCTGCTTGTGCGGTTTCTGCGGCCTGCAAAAGCTCACCTTGTGTAGGTGCCTCGTAAATAGGATCGGGATCAGGCGTAGCAGCTATCTGTGCTTCCATTGCAACACGATCCGCTGCTTGCTGGGCAGCCAACTGCTCCGCTGCTTGAAGCTGGGCGGCGGCTTCTTGATCTGCGGCTAACTGTGCAGCTTGTTGTGCTGCAAGCTGTTCTGCCGCTAATTGTTCAGCAGCCAACTGCTCTGCTATCAAGGCCTTTTCTGCTTCTTGGGCAGCAAGCAACTCGGATGCAAGCCTTTGAGCTTCTTCGGCGGCGGCTTGTTCTTGAGCAATGCGAGCCGCTTCTTGCTGCGCTAGTAGGTCCGCTGCCGCCTGCTCGTTTGCAATACGAATGGCTTCTTGTTCTGCAGCGACGCGTACAGCCTCTTCTTCTGCAATCCGGATTTGTTCGGCCTCTTGTGCTGCAAGTAAGTCTGCTGCCGCCTGCTCTGCGGCTAATATTTCTGCTGCAGATGGCCCAGCAACCACAGGGGCTACCTCTGCAGGGGGCAAGTAAACAGGATCGGTTTGAAAAGTTCCTACCGGCGCCGCAGCTCCCGTGGTGGTTTCGGCAGATGTCGTATCTGCCAGCGTTGTATCTACGGGATCGGTTGCTACTGGGTCGGCGGCTACTGGGTCGGCGGCTACTGGGTCGGCGGCTACTGGATCGGTT